TGCTGTCGACAGGAATGTACGAACAGTTGTAGCCGCAGATGTTGTCCCGAGCAAGAGCCGGACCTGCAGTCATCATCGCACGCATCGACGGCATAATTTCCAAGCCCAAGATAGCATCGCGCAAGTCTGTGATGTCCGCCTCCGACATGTCGAAGTTGTGCTTACCCTTGACCTGATAGATCATAAACTTCAGGTAACGCTCGACAGTCTCGTCCCAGTTCTCACGGCGCTGTTCATCGTCGAGCCAGCGTGCGTAACGTGACTTGTGTATGAATTGCTGATACGGTGTAGGCAACATGTTATTCATCTTCTATCTCCCTTATGAGTTTATCTAAGTACCACTTCGCCTTCTCTAGGTCTTGAACGCCGTTCTTGTAACGATAACGCCAGAGATACTTTATTATGTTTCCTTGCAGGTAGTATTGGTAGCCTTCGTCTGTGGCAGCACGTATAGCGTCGATGCACTCAATCCCTGCTTGATTATAGTGAGGTGGCGAATTGACCATATCATTATGACTGTTCGCCCACGCCGCGTTTGCCATACCCTGTAAACTTTCCTGTTCCATCCGCTTCCTCATGTACTCTTCGTGTCTCATTGTGTCTTTCCAAAAGTGACCTTAACGATGTTGGTTTCTGGATCGTGCTTCACATCCGGCTTGTTACCTGTCTCTTCAATCATAGCCTCCTGTACAGCCTCGAATTGCAGACGAGCAAGACCTGCTTGCATTACACGGTCAAAGTCTGTTTCCATTAGTTCAACAAGACCAGACAGGATGACGGAACCCGCAGGAATGTACTCGTCGTCCTCATCCTCTACAGATGTATCATACGCTGTCATCATTACATGATCATCGTCATCCCCCTGTCGAAAGATAAGATACCACCTTTCGGGCAAAAGACTTGCTCTCTCTAGCGTTGACTGCATCTCTTTGTCATCCATTCTTACACCACTCCTCTGGAATAGAACCTTCGGCCCACTGAAAGCCGTGTTTGGTAGCCCAGTCACCATACGTGGTTTTTGAACCCTTGTAAATCTTGTTCGAGGCGCGGATAAATACAAACCTAATATCTAAGTCTGGATTCTGTTCCTTAACGAGCAGCATCTTCACCCGATCCCCTTTGTCAAGATGCCCTTTAGTTTCCACGTACACATTTGTGTCCGGGAAGTAAAAGTCGGGAGTGTAGGTTCGCGGCTTGGGAACATACACAACCCGCTCCTTCTCATACTCAAAAGATATACCCCGCTCAACAAGCTTACGAGCGATATTTGACTCAAATTGTGATCTAAACTTTATCTTTCTCATCAACCTTGCAGCGGAAACGCTCCCTTTATCAAGTTGAGCCTTTTTAACAGATACTGTTCTACTTTTGGGGTATATTTTTTTAGACGTGATAGTTCCTCGTTTAGGGGAATCGTCGGAATACATACAGCTGTGCCCATTCTCAAGTGTTGATTGATTTGTTGAAACTCGTCTTCAATACGCACAATGTCACGCGCCTCTGTCTCAAAGGTAAGGTATCCCGAATCCGAGTAATTATTACGCAAAGTTAAAGGCAGCGAACTATCAAGGTTTCGCACTTTGACTAGCGCAGGTTCGCCGCCTTTACTCTCGTGACTATCTATGTACAGATGTCTTATCTGCGGATTGAGTCCCAGCAACTTGAGATCATACGTGCTGGTGTAAATAACAGGCATATCATAGTTCCTTCTTCACCAGCTTTGTGTACCACGTCATCGGCGGGTTCTTGGCCTTCGAGGTAATCTTCGGGTGGTACTCTGCACTCTTCCAACAGTGTTCCTTGAACGAACAGAAAGTGCAGGTCTTCGGCATGAGCCGGTTGCCTGTTTCAATCTTCTCACCTTTAACTGTGTAAACTTCTGGGACAGAAGTAAACGGCACCCTGAACTTGGCATCGGTGACAATAGCGTGTACACGTTTGGCGGCTTCTTCAAGGTATGTCTTACGATCTTCTTCCTGATCGTATGGTGCCTCTACAAAGTCCCACTCACCACTCGACTTGTTGATGGCAATCCAACCACCGAAGGGCAAGCCTTTAGATTCGGAATACAGGAACCCCTGCATGATGTAGCCAAACGGATCATCTTCCTTAATGGCGTCGTAACCGCCGCGTCCCGAGAACTTGTTTTCAAATGACCACGGACTTGTGGACTTGATGTCCCACACCTTCTCGTCGATAATGACATCTAAGGTTCCGTTGATGGTTTGCCCATCGAGTTCGAGGGAACACTGACTCTGTTCCTGTTCGACTTTGATGCCAGCACCCTTCATAATCAGAACGGCAGCAGCCTCTACCAGATCACCAATAAGGAAGCGAACAAGATCGTTGTACGCAACGTCTTGCTTCAATCCCTGTTTTTCCAACTGTTGCTGGCACAGGGGACGCCCGATACCGGACATGCGAATTCTGTAGTCGGAGTTACGACTAAATTGCTTACGTATTGCTGTCTTACAGTCTTCCCCAAATGCCTCAATAAGGTCGTCGAGACGAGAGGAGTCAATCTCCCCTCGTCCCGCTTTTTGCAGGAAGTCCTGTACTTCCAAGAGGTGAAGCATCAGCTTGCGAAGCGTTGCGCTAAGTCGAGGTCTTCATCATTCATCGACATCTTGATCGCTGCCTTGTACTCAGTCATCACAGACTCGTTGTGACCCTTGACAGTCTCACCAAACAGTTTGATCAGGTTTTTGTCTTCCTCAGAGATAGATACCTCTTTCACAAGACTGAGTTTAGGTGTCCAGAAAATGACGCTGCCGTTCTTCTTCTTCTCAGTAGACAGTTCGATCACTGCCTTCTGCATCAAGATTTTACGACGGGTCAGTTGCTGATCAATAAACTCACGTACAGGGCGGAAACCCGAACGTTTGAAGTAAGCCATAAAAGGCACGTTCTCCAAAGGAGTCGCACTTCCATCAGCAGCCGTCGCATCTGGAGCATCCAAGACGCCGTAGATGACTTGATTGCAGTTCACCGACTGGCTCAGAACGACACGGGGATCGTCATCAGGCAATGCGTCTTCTTCGGCTCGTGTCAGCCGTCCGCACTTATTACCGCCAGCATTGTCAGGAAATTCGCCAGACAGGGTGGGCCGCTGCACAGACTTACAGGAAAATTTCTGCTCGTCCTGACTCCACACTGACCACTCGTATGTACGCATCAGCGGACGGATATGCACTTTGTCAGAATAACTCGGTCCCGAGCCATTCCAAATACGCCACGCACCCCGCTTCAACGTAATACCGTCGTCGTTCTCTGCTTCATAATTGATCGTTAGTCGTGGTAAACCCACGCGCGGAGTGGAGTCCACATCTGCTTGACCTGACATCTTCATCAGGGCTTCTTCGTCTCCCGCATCAAACGCGGTCAAAAAGTTATTCAGTTCATCGTTCATCGTAGAAAGTTCTGTACCCATGATATCCTCACAGTTGGGTGTTGAAGGTAGATGTATTATACTGTAAAGACTTCCTCCAAGTCAAGCCAGTTTTTTCCCATTTTTAATTCTATTCCGACAGGCATGTCATAACGTATACCATAACGCCGCTGCGTCTCTTCGGGTATGCTGATCATACTTTTTGCCATGATATCAATACACTGCCTCTCCTCGCCCGGATACACATCCATGACAATGGAATCATGCACGGTGTTACAGATCACAGACTGTAAGCGACTGTCTTTTAACGATTTATACAACATAACAAGGGCGATGGGTAAAAGGTCTGCGGTGGCAAATCCCTGCACGGGATAGTTGCAGATGGCTGTCCGGTTAGTGGCAGTGCCCCACTCAGTCCAGCGGGTTCCCGGGAAACAATACTGCCGACCGGACGGCAACTTGATGTGGCTCTTGGTGACCGCGTCCCGCTGCAGGAGTTCGTGCCAGTCGCTCACACCGCTGTATTTCTGTTTGAAGGCACGATAGTACCGCTTCTGATCATCAGTACCGCTGACGCCTCCGTAGAGAGGCTTGAAGGTGTGCGCCTTTGCTTCTTGACGAGTACAACCAATGATACTGGCTGTGTAGTTGTGAACGTCCGTACCCGCATCTACGTCATTACGAATTGCATCGTCTTTGGCAAGGAACCCGGCAACCCGAAACTCTAGCTGCGAGTAGTCACCCTCAAGGATCGAACCGCCCTCGAACCGACTCTCGACAGCCTTGCGAATGATGAAGGTCGAACCTCGCGGCATGTTCTGGAAGTTAGGGTTGCGAGATGACAGACGACCGGTAGCCGTAACACACTGCATATATTCTGTGTGTATGAACCCGTCAGGGTCCATGTTGTTCTCCATGCCCTCGACAAAGGATCGCAGGTAGGTTCGCACGGCAGAGTAACGAACATACGCCTCTGCGAACTCGCGGGCATCACCCCGCAAATCTGTCATCATCTCTTCGAGGGTAGACTTGTCGGTCTTGAAGCCGCCAGCAGATGTGTCAAAAGTATCTCGCGGTATCAGGCGAAACCCGGCAACTTCGCTTGTGTTTTGATAAATGACACCAGAGCCGCCACAGGTCTTGCAGACACGCACTGCCTTACCGAGGGTACCGTCTTTGCGTAGAGGGCTGTAGCGGCCCTTGCCGTGACAGTCGGGACACTGTTTGCCTACAGTCTTGTATAGAACGGTGGTCTCATTAAGTATGTGCCGCTTAAACTCCCCCTTTGCCATGCGTGTTCGCTGCTTAGGCTTTTTGGTTGCGCCGCGAACCTCGTGGCCGAGGTTGAAGATAGCAGCCCACCGCTTCTTGTCCTTGACCGCACAGGAGTAGAAGAGGCGCGACCGATCATCAGGACTGTCGAGATTAACTGGCGTGTCACCCATCGCGTTCGCGGCCAATTCCTGCAAACGACGCTCTAAGGTAAACAGTTCGTCCTCGTACTCCTTGCGAATATCAGCAAGGGTCGTCCGGTTAATCTTGATGCCACTACGCTCGATGTCAGCAAGAGCGTTAGTGACCTCAAGTGACAGACGCAAAGTGGGCAAGAGTGCCTGATTCTTCATGGAATAGTTCCTCAAACGTTGTGCCAAAGGCTTCGAGTTGTGCAAGGGCTACCTGCTCGGTTGCGAGGACATCTGCCTTGCCGTATGTTTCAATTATATCCCAAGGAATGTCATAAAATGTCTTACCTTCCTTGAAATACGGCGAGACAAGGTCTGTCTCTTTTTGTACTCCACTATACTTCTCTGCAAGACTAGCAAGTCCCAGAGGCCAACGACGCGCCCGCGCCAGTAGATATTCCGCAACCATCGTGTCATAGATATGTCCCTCGTATACGAATCCGCAGTCGCGAATCCAAGATAAGTCAAACTTGATGTTCTGTCCAACGATAACGTCGGCGTGGTTCAGGGCAGCTTGAAATTTTGTGAACGCACCCTCGGTCGGCGGCTGTGTCGAGTGATAGTAGCAGTCGTATGCTACCGTACTCTGTAGCCACTTGTACCCGATAGAGACCAGCCGGTTGCCGAAGTATGGCAGGGGTGTTGACGAACCATTTGCCTTTTCCCGGTGTGTGGTCTCGATGTCGAAAGTCAATACGTTCATCAGTAATATATCCCTCGATGTACATCGATGTGACAAGTCTCCATGCCGTGCCAGCCGTTGATCTTGTTCTTCGATATGCAGATGTGGCGCACCGTGTTTTCCTCTTCAGAAGTTCCGGTCTTGCCGATACCTATGATGACATCAGCCTCACCCGCCTTACCGGTTTTGGAGTTGTCCATCATGTTGTAGTCAATAAACTGACGATCGTGTCCGTCGTTTGACGCCTGACTAACGGCCCACACAAGCAATTTGTTCCGTTTAGCAACCTCGCGGGCAAGAACATATATTTCTTTCAAGCGTTCATCGCCCCGACTAAAATTACCGTCAACTCGGAACTTGTCAAGCTGATCACAGAACATCACGTCAGGTGTGTTCAACTGTGCGTAGTCGTTGAGTTCTTCCATCGACACTCCCACTGCATCCATGACAGTAAGGTATGGATCGACCTCTTCCATATAACGACGGTCTAACTCTGTCGAGTCAGCTTGCATCTCGGCCTTTGTCTGTGCAAAGTATGCTTGAATGATGCGCGTCTTAATCTTGTCCGCACGTTCCTCGTTCGCCCAGTACACAACTCTTTGTTTTTGCTTAATGTATTGAGAGGCAGTGAATGCACAGAAAGTGGTCTTGCCTGTTTCTGGGCGGGCAAAGATAATCCCCAAGTTGCCACGCCACATTCCCGACAACCTGTTAGAGATGATATCCCAGTCAAAAGGGAAGTCGGGGTCACCAGCTTCGTCCTCCAAAAGTTCTACCAAGCCTTTCGTAACTTCGGTGTAGGTTGTCTTGTCAGACATGCGTCCGTCCTCGACCATGTCGATTAAACTTTTAAGTTCACCAAAGTGTTCCGACTCACCTGTGAAGATGGCAATCGCCTTCTCGCCAATCTGTCGCGCACGGTCACGAACCCAAAAGTTCTTGACCACGTCGTACTCAAGTTCCTGTGTGTCAGAAACCTGACTAGGCAGGGTGTCAATTATCTCATACAGTTCCTTCATGGCAGACAAGGGCATCGCCGGATTGCGATCAGCCACGATAGCTGCCAACTGCCGGGGGTGTAGGTCTACCTTGTAGTTTTGATGCGCGTACTTGATGGCATCGTACAGAGTGACGTGGCGTCCTTCAAACATGTCGCGTGTGACAATGTTTTTAACGCGCTCGTCGTAAAATTTGAAGTTGAGTAAATACCCGAGAACTTGTGTCTCAAGTGACGTACTTGTCGAAAGTGTGCTTTCGTTCATCGTCTGTCATGTCCTTCACGTCTTTATCTAAGATAACTAGACTGGTTGGCCGGATGGCCTGTAATCTGCGAACCAGACTAAGTGCCTTCTGTGTGGCATCCTTGTCAAGAGCCACGACGAGGCGGTCATAGGTTCGCAGCGTTGGTATAAATGAATCTAAAAGATTCGTGCCAAGTAATGCTACTCCGCCACAAAGAAGTGAAAGACTACAAGCACTAGCGCAATCTTCCACAACCACTCCTGTACGTCCGCTGCCGCAAACGAAAGGATAACCTGACTTTCCATATCGCCACCATTTTGGTTTCACATTGTTGTCTAGAGAACGGCCCGCTGCATCCACCACCCGGTTCTCATGTCGTATCAAATACACGACGCGATCCATCCGGAAGTCATACCGTATGTCCGCAAGACCATTTCGGTAAGCTTCATACGCATTGACACGACGTACGTAAGACTCTGCCTCGGGTTGCCGGGACAGGGGCACAAACGTGTCCGGAAATTCGAAGTTGAGAAAAGTATTGGTAATGGAAAGATGTTGTGTTTTAGATTTGAGAAGAGGGTGATAGGGTGACTGTTTTCTCACCCGGAACCCTGTCCGTCCCTTCACGTCACAGTCCGCATGAAAGCAGTACCACAGGCGTTCGCCATTGACTTCTGACACGCTAAACGTATTCTTCTTACCACAGGACGGGCAGTCCATCCTGAGACGGCCTGATCCACCTATCGGTAAGGCTTCCACAAACTCTTTCATCCAACTGGTCATAGGTTCGTAATACACCATACAGGTAACCGGGTCAACGTAAAAAAACAACTTGACAGGTTCCCGACACAACCTTACTCTATCATTATACTCCCCCCTATAGGTTACTTGTTATGAAGAAAATCAATAGGATAAACCCTATAGCAAAAGAGTTACCTAAATATGGTAAGAGAATAGTTCCGGATAAGAGAAGAGACAAAGAAGACAAACAGGCTAGGAAAGAGATACGTAATGCCAAGACCGGCGAAGATAAATGAACCCACAAAAACATACAACCTGCTTATGAAACAGGTTCAGTATGACAAACTCGAACAATATGCACATGAGATGCAGAGGCAGAGTCTGGAACAGGTGTCTGTTGCTGACTTGATACGCGATGCTATTGAATTGTATTTGGAGAGTTTAGAAGATGATGAATACGAGGGAGAGTTAATAAATGAGGAAGATTAAGCTTCCCAAGGACAGAAAGGGAAACAATCTTGTACCGTATGTCGTATCCAAAGATGGGCGGCATGAAGTTGTCGCCCCGGTCTCGTCAGTCAGAATAGGCGAGACAAATCGAAACGCTGTCAAGTCGAAGCACTGCGTTGACTACGCCCGGTGGGTTGCGCTGTTTGTCGGACGAAGTGAAGCCGAGTGCAAAAGATGGCTTGACAAGCACAAAACGACGGTGTTAAAACTGTGCATACCGTACGAGGTTTCTT